ATATAATAAACAAATGGGTATAAATAATTTAGCTGTACAAACATTTAGCTCGTCGGGATCCCAGTCTGTATGTAGAGCAAATAAAGCCGACGAGACTAAACAAATTACTTCAGATTTTATATCTAGATGTCCAATTAAATATATTAGCGGTTCTGGACAATCTGTAATAACTGGAACTTTAAAAGGTTTACCAAATGATTCTGCAGATGCTAATGTAGAAACTTTTAGAATTCCAAATAATATTGATGCTATTAGTGAGATGATATTAAACTGGACTATAACGATTCCGAAGCCTGCGAGTGGTAACGTTTACGACTGCTCTGGTATTTACTACTCTAAGACGTTGCTTTTAGATTCTATTGAAAAAATTGAGGTAAAACATGGAGGACTTGTTATACAAACTTTATACCCAGGAGATATATATATGAGGAATTATTCAGAATTAGGATATTTAACAACTAACGAAGATTCTTTTAGTATTAAAACAGATTCAAGTTATATAGATATGGGAAGTATTGTCGGTAATGAAACTATTTCAGGTGAAACATTAAATTTTTCACTATCTATACCATTCATGGGTAGAACATCTATGAAAGATAGGAGTTTTGTACAGACCGGTACATTCACTAATATTTTAAGTTTGGTGGTTAAATATAACGGTTATGCTACTACAGATATTAGTCATTCAAGTATTATTCCTCTTTTACATTCAAATCAACCAACTCAAAGAACTATTGTAGAAACTAGACTTTCTATTTTAACTCATTTAATAACAGATACTGAAAAAAATTTTATGAAGCAAAATATTGTAAACCGAGTTTTGAATACATCGGTTGGTTTTCGTCATCAAGGTGTTTATAGTAAAATAACTATTGCAGATACCGGTACTACGAGATATGCTGTAGATTTGGATTCAATAGATATAAATGTAACTCATCTTATGTTTTGTTTAAATGTAAATGTATTTCAAGGGTCTTCAGCAGCTCCAGTACAACTTTTAACAAATACATCAACAACCGACTTTAAACTTAAAATTTCAACACTAAAAAGTAACGCATCTATTTCAACTGGTATTAATCGTCTGTCTTCTTCGTGGGGTGAAGCTATTAACGACTCGTCAACAAATATATCTTCATCTATTAAAACTCCGGATGTTTTGGGAGTTTTTAACGGTTGGTTAAACAACGCGGAATTAATATTAGGTAATGAAACCACTGGAAACATTTATCCTACATCTTTAAGTTCTAACCAAGAAGAGTTTAGTCTAAAAAGATGTGATAAAAATTTTTACATATTAAAGTTAGCAGATAATGCATTTAGCACAGCTGGAATACCGTTTTCGCGTATTAAAAATAAATCTTTGATATTAAATATAAATAATAGATTTTTTAAGAATCCTGCGTTTGGAACAACTGCTACTACTAGAAATCCAGACTTAAGTATATGCGCATGCGGAACAACTATACAAATAATTAATAATAATAATATATCGTTTTCTTACATTTAAATTTCAATAACTATTTTTAAATTCGTATTTAATTTAAAATTATTTTCTTTTATATTATTAAATAATATAATATGTCTGGAGCAACTGCGGCACATGCTTCTTATAACGGTTCTGGAACTCAGGGTCTTGCTGTAACTAATAAGATTAACGACACTGGAGACATTGTATCTGTATTGTGGAACAAAGATAAAACTACAAAGCAGTTATTACACGGTTCCGCTATAATCGAAATTCCAGCATCCGGGGATAGCTCTAGAACTGGTTCTAACGTAATCTTTACGTTGAATAGCGACATGGATTGCATCGGAGACTTATTTTTATATGTTAGACTTACTCAGGGTAGCACAAAATTTACCGTTACAAAGGAATACGGACTTTTAAATTTAATAGAAAGAGTAGAATTTCAATGTGGTACACAGATTTGGCAGACGCTCGAATTTGCAGACATTCTTTCTTTAAATTCAACAGAACTTACAGAAGGTGCGTATGAAAAATTTATTTTATCTACAATGGGGATGGAAGATACAAGTAATAACAACAATAGATACAGACCAATAGGAACATCATCTTTTGATAATTATGTTTTTTGCGTCAAACTTCCTCTATTAACTAGGAATGTTGGTCCTATACTAAATAACTTTTCTAACATATCGGAAGGTGGATTTTTAACGGCTGGTGCACCAAATCAGACAGTTAAAATCAAGATTTATACTAATTCTGTAGCTAACATGTTAGGTAATAATATGGTATCGGGTGCTGGTGCAAATGAGTCTATTATGGATCTTAAATTATACGGAAAACATTTAATAATGTGCAACGAAGAAAGAGAACAGATTAGAAATATTCCAGGAGGAATAGCAAAGAGAGTTAAACTTACACAGTACAAAGAGGAGTTAGCCAATACATCTTCGTCAAACATTCATACAATGGAGATTGATTGCGATCATTTTTCTTTATTTGCTTCTCATCTTGTTATACAAATATTTGACTCGTCAGAAATGAGTGGTTCTACCCTTTCGACTGCACAGAATAATAGTTGTTCTTTACTAGAAGCTGATTTAAAGTTAAATTCAACATCTTTTTGTGGAAAATTAATAGGCGGTTTAATGACCGGGTCTCTACCAGAATCGCTGGGGGTGTATGTCAACGGTATTTATACACTTACTGACCCACGTGTTAGAACTTTTACATATGTATTTCCTCTCGCAAATAAGACCTTCTCTGGGTCGGGTGTGCCTCTAAATAGATTCGATAATATTAGACTAGCCGTAAAAGTTCACCACCCAGCGGCAAGTAGCACATTTAAAAAGATAACCGTTACTTGCGTCGGAGAAACTACAGCTGTATATGCAAACGGTGCGGCGTCTATTTCTATGTATTAAATGTAAATGTAAATTAAAATGTAAATTAGAATGTAAATTAGAATGTAAAAATAATTTTAAATTAAATTAAATTAAATTTTAATACGTATTTAATTTAAAATTATTTTCTTTTATATTATTAAATAATATAATATGTCTGGTGCTGTCGCCGCTCACGCTGCTTATAACGGGGCTGGAACTCAGGGTCTTGCTGTAACTAATAAGATTAACGATACTGGAGACGTTACATCTGTTTTTTGGAATAAAAACGATACTACTAGACAATTATTACATGGGTCCAACTATGTTGAAGTTCCTCCTCAAGGAACTTCTGGAAGCGCCAGTAGAAATATTATAAATTTTGATATAAATAATGATGTAGATTGTATAGGAGATATAATTCTAGAACTTACTGCTGAATTTGGTGCGGGAGACAACGATTTAGATGATACATTTGATTTATTAGACGGAATATCTAGAATAGAATTTATCGTAGGTACTCAAGTTTGGCAAACTTTGGAGTACGACGATCTTTTAGCTTTGTTTCATTCTGAAATTAATTCGGGTAGTTTTCACCAACTGGCATATCAGATGTCAGGGTTGTATGGAAATTCAGTATCTGGTAAGCCTTTTTTTAAAGGCTTACGCGACACGTCGGGGGTTCAATTTGTTGTAGGATTAGTTCCGTTAAAATTACTTTCTAAAACACTCGCTTCAGAGTTTGAAGTTTATTCAGAACAAACAGAGGATGGCTATTTAATGGCTGCTGCACCAAATCAGCAAGTAAGAATAAATGTTAGCACAAGAGAGTCTACTGCGATTGATAGTTCCTGTGTTAAAATATCGATTAGGCTATTTTCTAAGAATATAGTGATGTGTGAAGCTGAGCGTCAACAACTTATTTCAACCCGTATAGCTAAAAGAGTTAAAATAACTCAAAACGCTATATTAAGACCAAGCATCGCCGACACTGTTCATACAATAGTATTGGACCACTTTTCTTTATATGCGTCACACTTAGTAATAATTACAACCTTGCCTTTTTATAAGTTACAAACCGTTGAGTTACTATTAAATTCTTCCTCTTATTCTGGAGAACTCCCCGTAGAATTACTTAAAGTAACCGGATCATGCTCAGGGCTTTATTCTAACGTTTCTGATGCAGGTTTTGGCGGGGACGATAAAGTTTATTTAATTTTCCCACTAGCATCGAGTGCGTATTCGGGTTCAAGCGTTCCTCTTAATAGATTTGATAATATTAGATTAGTAATTAAAAATTCTGGAAATCTTAGAGCTTTAGATACAACAGAAACAAGTGTAGGTAACTCTTCACATCTTATTAGCGTTACTGCAGTAGGTTGCACAACCGCTTTATATGCAAACGGTGCAGCGTCTATTTCTATGTATTAAATGTAAATGTAAATGTAAATGTAAATGTAAAT